TTCTGACACCTCTCCTGTTTGATTATTTATATGTATATTTGTAGCTTCGCCTTTTATTTTTTTTGTCACATACCTCGCAGTATAACTCGCAGTGTCGAAATTTAATTCGCCTACTGTTGTGTGCCCCCTCCCCCATAGGGTGGTTAATTCTGTACTTTCGTACAACGGATACTTTTCAGATCCGTATTTTTTTACTTTATTGTTTTTATTTTTTATTCTAAAATCATGTCCAAAGATTAATGCATGATAGTGTGGTCTGTAGGTTTTTTCACCGTATTCTCCACAGTGAAAGAACCTGATAGGTTTATTGTAACGCTTTCTAAACTTTTTCATAAAAAGCTGAAAGTCGTTTACATCAACCGACCAAGGATTATTGCGTTTTTGTAACATTTCGTTACTAAACGTAAGTGTTATAAAACAATTGTCTCTGTGTGATAAACTTTCTAGCTGGCATCTTAATGCCCAGCTTCTAGCATAATTTAGTCTACAACCTATACACTTACTACATGGTAAGTTAAATGGTTTGTTTATCATATGGTTTGGTGGAGGGTTAAATACCATTTTACCCTCAAATTTCCATGCTACTAGAGGGTTATAACATGGCATTTAGATTCTATAGCCTCCACGCATTGGTTTAATATTATTTTTTCTGTTTACTCTTTTCGCTGTTCGCGAAAATATTTTTCTGCTTTTGCTTCTACGCATTTTTTTTCTATACATATTTTTTCCTTTACTAGTTTGGTGTCAGTTAGCACGTATTACATCAAGTAGTAATACGTGCTGCTATTCCTGAGCTTCCGACTTTTTGGGGTCTACAGCATCAGGAATAGCTTGATCATCTGGCATGGCAGATGATTGATTTGGGTTTAATAAACCCATTTCCCGCATTCCATCCTCATTGTCTGGATTGCTTGCATATTTAAAGAACTCGCCTGCGTCGTTTTTAAATTTTTCTCTAATTTCTGATGGGATATTCAGAAATTCTTTTTGCGCTTCTTGTATTTGTATAAGCGCGTCTGATAAATCAGTTATTTCGGAAAAGTCGCCATAAATGGCGTTTCCTCGGTGTACATGTTCTATGATACCGTTACGATCATGTGATCGTATTATATTGTTTATTTCGCTTTCTTCAGCGAAATGTTGTTGGGTCATGCTTTCCCCAGTTGTTTCAAAAAAACATGGCTTTTTTGGATTTGTATATGGTGTATTAAATTCAATAACATTTGTTTTTTTATTCATAATTACCTCTTAATTTTTTTTAAATGTTTTTCGTATCGGAATTCTGAGTATTTTTGAATTACCTGTTTTTGAATTTTGTATATCGTTTTGAAATTGCTGAATTTCTTGTAACTCTTTTATTAAATTTTTGGCTCCATTAGGTGTTTTGCTATTTGAAAACATACCTCTAATTGAATCAAAAATTGATCTAGTTATTGGTGGTGGGTTAGGGGCTTGTCCACTGATATCATTACGATTTGCTTCCTGACTTAACAATCGTGTTTCTTGAGCAAGTTTTTTTGCAGAATTGTTTTGAACTTGAATTTGGGCATCTTGTAACCTTTTTAAATTATAAGCTTGATACATTTTGGCACTAGTACCTCCAAAATCAGGCACTTGTGCCATTGATCCAGCTGGTGTTGATGCTCCACCTAATTTTCCAGCTAAAATTGGATTAAGTCCAGCTTTACGCATATCAGCCATAGCTCGCTGATACGCTGTATTGCTCATTCTTTCTTGAAAATTTCTATTATCTTTCGCGGCACTTCTTTGTTGTTGTGCCTGAAAGGCATTGGGTAAACCAACTGCTAATGTATTTTTTAATAAACTCATTAAAAATGACTCAATAGTGCAGGGACACTATATGTTGGCATTGGTCTTGCTGTTTTAAATTTAAAGTACATATCTAATAACAGGTCTGGTTCACTATTTACTGCTGTTATTCTGTCAACAGGTGGGTTTTCTTCTATAAATGAAGAATTTAATGCTGGTAAAGACCCAAAATTTTGGGCTAAATGCCAGCTATCTAATGTTCCAGTTGCATTACTTCTAAATTTTCCAGTTATTTGAGATGGTTTATATCTGTATTCGGCATATCTCTCGGCATATCCGAATACAAGATCATCTGCTGAATTTCCTTGTGCATATATTTCTTTGTTTAATATGCTTTGTTCGCCTAAATGGGCTAGGGCAGGCCAATAATAATCGTATCTAGTTCTTTTACTAAAAAACCTATTAATACCTTGTTGATACGTTAAATCGGCAAATACTGCCACTAGTCCTATTACACAACAATGTTCTGTAAATGATTTAGTAAAACTGTGTCCTGTAAACCCAGTTGTTGCAAACCCTGACATATTACCTTGTGGTGTTGTTGAATCAGTTGAACTTGTTTGAGCTATTGGATTTACATTTATATAACTTTTTCCACCGCCCAGAAATTCTGGTCGCGCTAATCTCATGTCAGGCGAAGTCACATTAAAGTGACCTTGTATTATTTCTTTATATCTTGTTCCGCCTCTAGCGTCACGCTCTAATAAGCCTTGTACTTGAAAGGCTTCTCTTAATTGATTAATTGTTGCTGATGTTGCAGCATTTAAATCAGCAAACATTGCATTTCCTACAGTTGGCTGTGATCCTGTGGTATATAAAAAATTACCAGATGCTCCATCTGTTGTTAATGCTGTATCTGCCGCTCCTGCTCTAATTGTAACATAGTGTTGGCTTCCACCGGGAGTAATTTTTATAGGTGCTTGTGTTCCTAAAGGTAATGATACTGCATTACCTTTTTGTGGCCATGGTAAAGCACTTGTAAAATAATCGTGTCTTTTACCTCTTTTTTGTATTGTATAGTTTGACATAGTGTCTGGGCCGTCGCCTTTGTCAACTGTTAAACTATTTTGTAAATTTTCATCACGAAACCATTCGTTCCATATTAAATTATAGCTTCTACCAGCTAAATTATTAAAATTTATTCCGGCGACTCCTGTTGGTAATCCGAAATAATCAAATAGTGATTCTTCGGTTACTGTTACACCTTGTATTTGTGGTGTCATATAGTCTGTACTATCTCCTGGATTTACTTGTTCTCCGCAAAACTTTTCCCAGTTATCCCATATAATTCTAAATGGGACACTGAAGAAAAAAGTTTGTACGTATAAATTATCCATATATGGATTAATTGGTGTTGCTAATCGACCAAAGCCGTTAGCATCTAAGTCAAATGTATCGCCAGGTAATGCTTCATCGTAAAATATCGGGTATAATTTTCCAGCATCTATAGTTGTTTTTAATCCATGATCTCTGTTAAATACAGATCTCTGGATTTCTGCTTTAGGACTTCTGCTAAAGTCTTTTGTTGTTGTAGTAGGCTGGTTACCTGATTTTCCGAATATTGACATTTGTTATTCCTTTTGTGTTATTTGGTTTAGCTCCATTATTACTTCTGCTTTATCGCAGAAAATGTAGCCTGTTTTATCGTTCCACAAGCCGACTGATGTTAAGACAAAATTGTCAGGAAATTTTGCATATGGGCTTGTTGGGTTTTGTGTCATTAAGTCATTTACACGCCTTAATGCTGTTCCTTTGTTTATATCTACAAAGGGTGCTTCATATAACTCGCTTACATTGTCGTATATAGAAAACATTATTTTATAATTGTCGTTTTCTTCTCTTTTCATGATCCATACTCCATGTTTTTGTTGTGTTTAAATTAAGACAAAATATGGTCTTAATTTTTAAGTTATTGTTTTTTATATATAATATAAAAGTTTACATAATATATATTATCAGATTATGTTTTTTTTTTGTTTTGTCAAGCGTCTATCTCTCGTAAACATTCTCTTAATTTGAGTTGCTTAACCTCTTCTATTTCTTTTAATCGTTTATATTTAGGATCTTTCGGATTTTGGTCAACAAAATCTAAAGTCTCTTTTCTTGCTTGTTTTATTTTTTCCATTTTTTCTGGATATTCCGATTTGTATAATTCGTCAAAATATCTTGGTGGTTTCATTTTGATACCGTTACCGTTAACTATAAAGTCGTTCGGATACCAGTTATGTTTGTATTTTTGATAGGCTTCATAGCCTATTCCATTCGCTCTGCTCATTGTACAATAAACGTCGTTTATTTCTGACACCTCTCCTGTTTGATTATTTATATGTATATTTGTAGCTTCGCCTTTTATTTTTTTTGTCACATACCTCGCAGTATAACTCGCAGTGTCGAAATTTAATTCGCCTACTGTTGTGTG